TCCATCAGGTCCCTCCATAGAATCCTGGACAACAAATACCGTGCACGAAACCGGCAGTCTGGACGTTGGATCATCCATCCAAGATTGGACACGTCCGGTGCGAGAAATTACTGAGGTGGTCATTCGATAATCAGATCAAGAAGATGTGGTTCTTTATAGTTTGGTCCCTTCAGGACTTTGCCGTCTGCACGGTAGATAGGTTTGCCATTGTCATCCAACTTAGACATGTTAGATTCATGGACCCGACGCATGGCTTCGTCAAGGTCCCACTCCTGTGATGCAGCAAACTGGTAGCAAACATACACAAGGTCTGCTAGTTCTTTGAGCTGATCACAATCATCTTTCATGTGGTAGGCCTCATGGAACTCAGACCATTCCTCATCGATCAAAGCTTTCTGTATGCCTCTTTCCGCTACCCCAGTCATCAACATATACGCTGAGCGGAACTGTTCGGCCATCGTCATCAGGCTGCGATGAATGTAGGAGTTCATTTTCAAGGTAGTGGATAGCTTTTTTAAGGTCTTGAGTCTTTGTGTCAGGACTTTTGAAACCGGCTCTGCAAATATATTTAATAGCATTGCCGAGATGGTAGTTGAGTTCTTGGTCTCTAATGAAATCCCATACTTCTATTGATCCTCGGGTGTAGTGAGAAGGGGATTGTTGGGCCATTGTTTAACTAAGTTTGAAACAGTATTCGAAAGGCAGAAACACTGCCGTTGTAGCGCAATAAAAACAGTAATTAGATCTGCTTTATCCGCTTGTGGTAGCAAGTCTTCAAGCCTCCTAAGTTTGAACTGCTGTTCCATTGTTAGTTCCACTACTGGTGGTGGTGGGAAGCCAGGGGATGACTCTCCGTTCGACTGCATCATAGTTAGTGTGCTGTAAGATTTTTGCGAGACGTGCGTTCATCAACGCAGTGTCTTCATCCAATTCTTTGGACTCAAATGCTTTGACGACTGTCTCCCATGTGTAGCCTTCCTTTTCCAGCAAGTCGATGGCACGTTTGACTCCAATGCCGGGCACGCCTGCGTAACCATCGGTCTGGTCACCGGCTAGTGTCTGCACAAGATGCCAACGCATACCCTCTTCCTCTGTGATGTCCACAGTTTCTTTAAGGTCGTACAACTTGCCAGGAATCTGACGCATATCTTTGTCAGGACTGACGATAATGTTGCCAGGCTCGTGCGTTGCAAAGATACCCATGGCATCGTCTGCCTCAAGCTCATCGATGCGTACGACTTTGTAGAAGGCACTAAGCTCGTTAATTACACGGCGGTAACCACAGGGCTTTTTACGGTTTCGGTGACCCTTGTAATCGGGGTAAATTTTTTTCCTAAAATTCTTAGAGTCACTGAAAAACAGCACAGGCTCTGCATTAAAAAACTCAGAACGAATCTTCTCAATGTCACGTTCAACAGAACGGTAGGCTTCGCTAAACCTGCTGACCACAGTGATCACATCATCACCCCAGTCAATCTCAGACTCTGCTGCAGCACAGCACTTGTAGACAATGAAGTCAGCGTCAATGAGCAGTTTCATTTTTTAGAGTGGTACCAGGAAAAGAATTGGTCGGCCTTAGCACGACGACGGTCATGCATGTATGGGTAAAATCTGATAACCAAATCATAAATTGTTTTACGAGCACCTGTCTTCCACACACCAGAAGGCTTGTGGTTTTCTTTTCTAGAAGGTTTTTTACGCAAACCATTGAGGTTTCCTACAAAACCGATGGCTTCATAATATGACCACAACACATCCATGTCGGTCATTTCAACACTCATTTCCCATTTGTCTTCAGTTGTACAATAACTAAGACAGCCTTCGCCTTCAAAGATGCCGATGGCCCAGGCAAACGGATCAGTGAACGTCAGCCCAATTGTGTCCCTCTTTTGCTTCAGCAGCGATTGGTACGCGGAGATTGTAGTATTGTCCGGCTCGTCTTGCGGATTCGAGTAGGCATTCTGAAAGATACTTTGCATTTTTAGGGTGGGTTTCGTACTGCAATTCGTCGTGGATAAACGCAAGCTGGTGACAGTCGATGTCTTTTAAAGACTCGTTTGTCAATACCATCCAGCGTTTTGCGATAACACCGGCCCCTGACTGGAGCAGGTAGTTCAGCGATTTATGTTGGCTTTCGACCTTGATAGATCTGCCGTCAATAGATTTAACGTAGCCTTTTTTACTTGACTTCTTTATAGCCTTAAGCAATTCTGCAAGGCCATCAATAGCAGAAACAAATGCCTCTCTAATTTCTGCCCCTTTCTTTTTAGCTTCATCTTCTTTTAGGGAAGAGTCAAAAGAGAGTCCGATTTTGGCATTGCCTGCTCCATAGAGGAAGGCATAGCTGATGGTTTTGACGGCACGCCTTGAGATCCCAATCCGGTCGGCATTAACTTGGTGAATGTCGCCATTGAGGAGAATATCCGCGTAGCGACCCCCGTCATAGCGTGCAAGGTAATGAGCGAGCATCCTAAGTTCAATACCAGCAAGGTCAGCACCAACCATGATGTAGTTGGGCGTTGCTTTGAACAGTTGTCTACAGTCATGATCAGAAGGTACCTGACTTAAATTTGGTTTACGGTGTGCACATCTATGCGTATTAGTTGCAACTGAGCAGTGGTGATGTATGCGGCTAGCAGTCGTACATAGCTTCAGCCATGCGTTCATGCCTTCCGAGATCATCCCCAATTTCTTTGTAATAGTTAGACACTTCAGAAAGTCCTCTGCAATCGTAATCCCACTTGCAGCAACTTCCTTTAGTACAGTCTCGTCGATCAGGACTTTGCCTGTCGGTGTATGTTGTGTCGGCTCCCATTTGTAATGCTCTTGTAAGCACCACGCTATGTGATCACGTGATACAGGATTGAATTCGGTGGTGCGGGTGAATGTTGCTCCGGCAATATACCCGTAGCGTCGGTTATTTGCTTTAGGAGTAAATTCCGATCGTGGGTAGAAAGGATGCCGGTTTTGTAGTAACTGACAAGTTTCTTCAAGCTCTCTTCTGAGAGCAGATGACAGTTGCCATGCAGAGCGTTCATCAAAATACCATCCATGAAGTTCCTGTTCGGTGAGGATTTTTGCTACTTGGTGCTCAAGTAAGACCCATTCAGGTAGCGGTGGAAGTGGTCGCATAGTTTGCGGGTGACGTTGACATCTTGTATGCAGTAATCTTGCATTTCTTGGCTCCACTCCTTCCAGTCAGCGGTCTTACCAAAGTTGCCTTTGTACTCATTCAACCTATAACCGTAAGATTCAAGTGAATGCCTACCGTATAGCTGTGATGGCATCATGTCGAACTTGTGTTTCATATCAACGTCGAGCATATCTGTGTGATACAGACGTGACAGAAGCAAAGTGTCTACAACCAGGGCGGTTGGTGAGAACCACGGGTAAATTTTACTGAGGCAAGGAATGTCATACCCGATAATGTTGTGACCCACAATGATGTCAGCATCTTCGAGCCGTTGGACACCCCGGGTAAGCGGTTCAGCATCACCCTGATCGTTGTAAACAATCGTAGTGTCAGTCTCTTGCTCGTAGATAACAAGGCAATGGATGCAGGTAACATCATGTAGCAGGCCGTTGCTTTCTAGGTCGAACACTAGAGTGGTTCCAGACATAGGTCTTGTCAACGAATTGTGCACGTTTTACCATCTCTGGTGTGGGTGGGTTAGGAGGACCAAGAAGTTTTATCGTGTGGATCGAAGTCCTGGGGAGCTTCAGTTTCATTAAATTTACAGGTAGATAAATCGTAATCTAGTAAACACGCGATGCCAGTTTCGCCAGAATATCGATTCTTAAGGACTCGCACTGTCGTAGCATCGTGTTTAGATCCACTCTGCTGATTTCGTTCGAGTGCAATAACGCTATCTGAGAGCTGAGCAATTGCAGCTGAGCCGCGTAACTGGCCGAGAGTAACTCTTGCTCCTTCTTCATGATTCTTGTCCGATTGTGTTGTACGTCGAAGGTGGGACACCAAGAACATGGCAATGCCAGTCCGTTCCACAAGACTGCGGAGACGGGTCATGGTGATGTCCAGCATCCGTCGTTCGTCGCCATCCAGGCCAGACAAAAGAATGCTGAGGTGATCAAGAAAGACAACACGGGTCTCTAACCCTGCTGCCATGTACTCAATACGGTTATAGATATGGTCAGGGTCATAGCTACCGAAACCGTCAAACAGGTGAAGGTTCCAGTTAGCTATGGTTTTGTCGAAATGATCTGTCAGATCTCGTTTGCTGTGTTCTCCGATGTGGAGAGACTGTCCGACTGCTGATGACATGAGTCCGAGAGCAGTACGGCGGTTAGATTCTTCAAGTGCCAGGTAACCGACCCGTTCTCCTGTATTAAGAAGGTCAACTGCGAGTTGACGACAGAAGGAGCTTTTTCCGATGCCAGACCCCGCAGTAATTGTTGTAAGTTCCCCAAACCTGATCCCGTGAAGCTTTGTTTGTAGTCCTTGAAAGGAGTAGTCATGATCAGCAGGGGGTGAGGGTGTCGTTACAACTTCTAGCAGGTCTTTGGCATCGATAATGCCATCAGGTGTGTACTTTTGATGGTCGTAGTTACATACGGCTCGGATAGCTTCTGTATCTCCGGCCTGTAAAGCCTCTGAGGCGTCCTTGTAACCGTCTAGAAAGCCTGTGTAAACCTTTCCAGGTGGTAAGACCCCGGCGCACTCTTTTGCGGCCTCTCTACCGGCATCATCGTCATCAAAAAATATGACGATTTTGTCGTAGTAGTTGACCCATTCATAGTTGTTTTGAATGGCTTTCTTGGCAGCAGGTGCACCGTTGGGGATAGAGACCACGTCCCAATTTGGTTGGGCCTCCCAGACGCTCATCGCATCCATTTCCCCTTCGACGATAACAAGCTTGGTGGTTTGCTTTGTCGTCTTGTGGCGGAAGTTCTGCATTCCGTACAAGGTTTTGACCTCGCCTTCGCAGCGAAACTCCTTACCTTTGGTTCTTACCTTAGCCCCAGTAAGCTTTCCATCCACATCATAGTAATAGTGGCGTAGAACCTGTCCATCCTTGTAGGTTTTGAACAGTTCTGCGGTCTTTTCACTAATCTTCCGTGTAGCCAATCGGGCAGCAGACCCTTGGAGTTGGACATCGGACATGGTGTGATTGTGATTGGATGTTGAGCCATCACTGCCTGTGCGGTAGTGACACTTGTGACAAAACGTGTGACCATCTGTGTACAGAGCGTTGGCATCCGAAGAACCGCAGTTATTGCAAGGCATGTGCCTGACAAACTCACTCTCTACATCAGCCACTTGATTGGAATGTTTGAGAATGAACACCAGAGGATTCCTAAACGTTCACAGTATTGTGCGTAGGTGGTTTTAGATTTTTTAGATATTGTGTTGTAAGGAGCCTGGAAGACCATCCGTAGGTCGAGCTTAGGATTCTGTTCCTTCACTGCTTTGATCTTTCTCCTGTCTTTACTGTCCCAATACCCTTTGCATTCCAGATGCACCCCGTTAGGTAGGATGAAGTCTGGCTTGTAGATGTGGGCAATGGTGTAGTCAACCTTGACGGTTTCGTATTCATACTTGACGTCAAGGTCAACCAACAGGTCAGCTACTTTCTCCTCCAATCTGGATCGGAAAGCCATTAACTAGCCTCACAGCTAAACCAAACAGCAGCATTTCTACCTGACCTATTTGGTCGTTTACCTTTTTTGTGGATGAAAGGTGGCTCCGTGTTAGCTAGTTCATTGATTCGAGCCGTTACAGTTCCACTGCTCATAGACAATTTATTTTCAACCTCTTGGCAGGTCATACCGTCCGGTGAACTTTTGATTGCATCTAAAACAATGAGACAAAGGCGATTAACGTGAGGTTGAATCTCTACGAGAGCTTCAATTTTTGTGTCAGCCATCAGAAGTCATCCTCCACTGCTTCCTCCTGCTGGTCATTGATAATGTTGGGCTCGCTTTGTTTGAAGCCTTTGGTCTTACCAAACAACTCAGCCACGTCAGTGTCGTCCATGTCACCGACATCGGTACCAGCCTCAGACGAAACCGAGACAATCTGTACACCCACTAGCTTGAGGCTAGTTCCGTAGGTGACACCATCCTTGAGGACGTAAGGCTTTTGGTAGAAAGCTAGTTTGACTTTGCTGCCGCTAAAGACAGGTACGTTCTCATCAGTGACTGGAGTTCCTTCAGTGTCAACAATGACAGGTTTGGTCTCGTCTTTCCAGGAGAACTTGATCTTGTACTTACCCTCTGCGACCTCTTCCCACGGCTCAGGCTTAAGGGTAGAACGCTTCGGGTTCTTCAGTTTAGACTCAGCCCATGCAAGGCTTGTCGGACGATCAGTTTCAAGTTGATCGACCACGTCATCACCGACGATTGCAGAGAGACTAAACCCAAACTTGCTGGGTTTCATCACAGCTTGGTAGCCTTCAAGGATGACAGGCTCTTCAGTTTTGAAAATGGTGCGGGCCATTAGCAGAAAAAGTAGGTGGAATCAATCACTGTTGACGGTTCTAAGTCACCAATGATGGGTGGTTCTGATTCAGCTCCGATGTGATGGGCAAACGTTGTGAGGTAGTCATGCTCTGCAAATAGATGCATGTATGTCTCACGAACAATGGTTGAAAGAATACCCATGTCAGTAGCACGACATAAAACCGAGTCGTGTATGAGGGAAATCGGAGCGTTGAAGCGTAATGTAGATAGACACAAGAGACTTGCATCGAGACTGTGGATCAGATTCGGAGCAGTAGCGTTTTTGTGATGTGCTTTGTCAACCTTGTCACCTTCTTTGGTGGCAGCTTTTACAACACATCGACCTAGCAATTGGAGTTCAATTGTTTCGGTTTTTTTCTTCATAAGACGCTGTGTGACTACAAACCCTGATGGTGTTACCCACTGAATTTTGTCAGCACCGCGATCAATGGCAGCAGCTACTTCCTTTTCTATCCACTTCATTACCTTCATTGGGCCAGGAACTACAGTGTTCATGGCATCTCTGACAGCCTTCACTGTTTCTGTCAGGTCTTCCTTTGTAACATCAATTCCCTTTTCTTTCAGTGCCTCACGTATGTAAGACCTATTAGAATAGGGCTTGGCGTTGTAAGGAATTGTCATAACTGTACGCTTGGTAACCTTACGATCCATGTGCTGTTTAATACAGTCAGGAACGTTAGGTTGAGCATGTTCAGCTATAACTTTGTATGCGTCCTGTGGTTTGTCACTAGGGACGACATTGACTAACTTCGCTGTAGACTTGTCACGGGCAAGGCCTGACAATATCTGAAGACCACTACATGTAGCGTCTGTAGCTACCATCAGGTTTGTGAACTGACGGCTACAAGTGAGAACACAGGCATGGTATTCCTCACAAGCTGCAAGGAACTGCCAGGGTTCATCTGCACCTTCCCATTCTGGTAAGTTACCAATCGGGTCAGTTGCTACACGTTTGATCAGATCGTGGTTTTGTGAGACCCAGATCTGTCTGTCTTTCATTGTGTCTTTGTCTAAGCCGTAGGTTGTTGCAACCTGAAAGGCTAGCCAGTGTTCAGCTTCTGGTGTGACAAATGCTGACTCATGGAACTTCAACAAAGACTTACCGAAGTCAGTGTCTTGTGGAGTTAAGAACGCAGGGATCGGGTAGACCCTTGACCTGTAGTCAAACGACCAAGGAATGAAGAACTTGTCTTTATCCTTAAATACCTTGACAGCATTCATGGTCATCCGTGTCCTACAGGACCGCTCGAACGCATTAGCGTTGATGTTCATAACCTCTGCCGCACGCCGCCTGTAGTCTTTACGTGAATCGTAGTTCTCCGCAATGTCTACAGGCTTGGGTGGCAGTGGCATCTCCACTACAGGGATAAACTTACCGACCGCTGTACGCTTTTCCATTAGTGTCTCTGCGACACCAACGACAAAAGGGTTCAAAGTGTAGGCAACCTTCTGAATCTTGTTCAGAAAGGTGATTGGAGTTTCTCCCTGTATACATATGGGGTTACCGCGCCGAACCATGTCGTACCCTTTCATAACCTCATTTAAGATGTATCCACCTTGAGACTCATTAGACCAATCGTTTGGTTCAATGAGCATCGGCCAAGCAATTGGACTGAAAAGTTCAGCCGTTGCCATGACTTCGTCTTTGATGGTTATGAATTCAGGGGTAGCAACTATGTAGTTCTGACGCTTTTTCCCCTCCTGACGCATGTCAGTCATGAACCAGTTGGAAGATTGGCATATGCAATCCAACAACCAACCACCAAGCCGGATGCGAGTAGCTCGCCCCCACGCTTTCCAATGGTCAACATCACAACGGTTCATCAGTGTCCGTATGACAACCACCTTTTGATGGGTGCCGATGGACTTGTGCCAGTAGTTCTCCTTCAACGTGTGAAGTAACCCTGGCACATTGCTTTCGTAAAAGCGCATCATGCACTCGTTCTCGATCGCTTGACCTATAGCGTCCGTGACATTGGACACCAGGTTGGCTCTCGGTCTTGTGCTGAATACTTTGTCAAAGGTGACCTTACAAGAAATGGCCGCGGCTGAATCAGCATCGAGATCTGTCAGAAACTGGCTAATCTCTTTGAAGTTCTTACCGGCGCTGCCTTTTTTTATCCGTAGTTTAGTTGACTCAATACTGTCAACCACACGAGGGATAAGCTCACTAATAGAAGCCACCCCGTAGACTGAAGAACTTGCATAACTCTTTTCCTCAAGATTGGATGTGTTAGAACGTAGCTGTTGTAATCCTTGTCGGATTTGCTCTCGTTCCAGTGCAATTTGTTCATCGATCTCAAATTTTGTCGGCATCCTCCTCAAGATAATTGACTGAGTTTTCGTCATCAATTTGTTGATGCATTAACTCAATGATCTCTTCTTTGTGTGGATGCTTATCCAACTCAATGATGAATCTTGCGTATTGCAGGTCAGTCATCATCATCTGTGTGTCCCTCTAATTTGTCAGGATGCACGTAGTACAGTGCTTCTTCGGCGCAGATCACAAGTTCATGTGATTTGTATGTCATGTATTGTCGAATCTTAGATTCAGCAGCAGACATACGTTTGTACACGTGCTCTTTAATTTTGTTTGTTTCGAGACTGCGTGCGCGGATGACACAGGCAACATCAGGCGGCAGTTCCCAACCGGCAACCTTCCACTCCATTACATCTTCGTAAAAGAGTGGTTCGAATTTGTCGGCTGGGATGTCTGCTAACTTACGCCATTTATTTGGGAAATACTTACTCATCGATTAACCTTACGTCCAGGAGCTGTGAATTACTGTCATTGGACAGTTCTAAGGCGTACCAAGCGGCATCCTCAGCACTGGCGGCGAGAATGTAGATGTTCTCGTCACTTAGACAGACTTCATAGCTCCTTAGTGGGCTTTCGAGTAGCTCGTCTTGCCCGTCTGGGCTTTGGCTGTTCAGGTTGGACAGTGAATGTCTTCCGTTCTGCCAAATCCTTATAAATGGAGTGCCATTTGTGCTTTTCGTCGAAGTAATACAACCAACAATGGATTGCATTACGGATGAAAAAGTCTTCATCCAACGCTTTCGCTTTCCCATCTTTAGTCAAATGACCTCCATTAGAATTGGACATGTAGCTACACGTGATTGTGAAAAAAACGTTTTCAGTTGTCCAGGTTCTGCGTGGTTTGGGCTAACCCTCCCCCGCACTTACAAGATAGTGACCTTGGACCGTGGTGCCATAAAATCAGTTCACTAAGTGGCACATTACATAACTTAATTCTACCTTTTTGTGCTTCTTCGTTTTGTCTACAGAATGTGCCCCTTGACACAAAAAAAGACCCCCGCCTGACGGCGGAGGCCTGCACCCCTCATGCTATTGTAGTCGGTTACAGTGCAAATGCCTCAACCCTGTCAGCGATTGGGTCGAACAGTGGGTCATGACATTGGATTCCGTCTTCCTCTCTCTCATGATTGGAAATGTACTGACGCACATGTTTCCAACCATTTGCAACACGTACATCATGATTATTATATTCTTTTTCTAGCTTTTTGTTTTTATCCATCTGATCTTTTTCTTGTTGTGTGTATTCATCAGGTAATTTCATGACTGCTACACTTTCATCACAGAACATGTATTTGATTCCGTGTGCAAACAAAAGTTGGTACATGTCTTGCTCTTTGCGTTTGACCTCTTTGGCTACACGCCGCAGCATGACAATGTCTTTTTCGTCGAGTTGGATGGTGACTTTTTTGGTGGACATGATCAGATGATGGTTTTTGTGTTGGTTGTAGGGTCTTCCGTTGCCTGTTCAGGCTCAGGTGGTGGTGCGTTCTTGGGTTCAAATGACTTGAACCACTCACGTAACTCCTGACCAGTAGGTGTGGATGCAGGCCACGCGGCGAACTTGATAGCCTTCTTTACATCCGTGAAGATGCGGGAGGTGTTGGGCTTCCAAACCGTGTACGTGACAGGCGGTCCTTCCTTGTTACGCCTGCGTTCGATCCACAAACCTCCAGCGGTGAAGTAGTCAGGCTTCACTCATCAGCTCCTCTTTGTTCTCTTCACACCAATCTCTGATGGCATCTTCGTGACGCATGTTAGCGATGAAGTCGATCGGTATCACAAGATACTTTTTACCACGCCAAACAGGGTAGTAACCGTCACCGTAAGCAGTGTTGGCGTACACTTGTACCTTGCCGCAGTCACCAATCTGAATTTGACCGCTGTCAACAGCTACGCTGCCGATGATTTCAGCATCATCAACGGTTACAAGCTCAGTAAATGCTTCACACGCTTCGTCCTTGAGTGGATCCCATTCAGGGTTCAGGTGATCGTGTTGATGTGCTGGATGCTTTTTCTTTGAAGACATTGTAGAAGCTCCGTTCTAGGGTGGTTAGTTTGATGGATGAATCTGTGAGTGCAAGACGTGCCCGTGCTTTGGCCTTGCCGATGTAGTCCTTTGGGTTGTTGTACCACTGGTTGACGCGATCGTTACTCAAGCTGTTGTACAGTAGTTATCTGTACTTTAGACAGAGATCTAGGTATTTCTACCAATGCCTCTGTAATAGCGTGGTTTGCTGACATTGCTGTGACCGTTACGTGTCCAGTGGATGCACGGCCAGTGGTACGGGCTTTGCCTGCGTACTTGACGAACCATTTTGTGTAGTTCATGAAAGCCTCGCAAGGTGTGCGTACTTGTGTTCAGTGGTCATGCAATACCACTTGGCTACAACCCAGATTTCTGTGGGTGCATAGCGTTTGGGCTTGAAGCTGATCTCTGTGTCCGTGATCTTGAGGTGACCGAACTCACCCTGGATAAGGGCTTCGTCCTCCATGTCCCACAACCAACCGAATTGGTCCTTGAGTTGATCGCGTTGACGATTGATGAATGTTGTCTCGTTATCAAACTGAGAATCAGTCTGGTACAGGCTACGGTCTCGTGTCACAGTCTTGCGTACGAATGACCGTAGGTCCTTGATCGTGGGATCTTGAACGCGTTGCTTGAATACGATTGCCATGGTCAGTTGATCATGCTGGGTTTGATTCGCTCACCGTGGATGGTGACTACGTTGAAGCCTAGTTCCTCAATTTTTGCAATGTCCTGGCGACGTAACGTTTTGAAGCCTGTGAGTCCTTGAATTGTTTCGGCTTGATCATTTATGGGGTAGGCCAGTGATCTGCCGTACACGTCCTTGAGTTGATAGACAGCGAGGCGTGTGCCATCACTGACAAGTCGTGCGCGTTGAAGTTGTGAATCCATGCTGCGTCCGTGCGATGCGATGATTGTGAATTTGTATAAAGAATTCCCCGACAATTTGCCGGGGTTTGTGTTACTTAGTGTTGGCGTGTCGTGCATAGTAACTCAGGTAAGTTTCGTGCACATAACGACATTTTTGGTCACGATATACCGAGCGAGATGTAATGAACAGGTAGTCCAACATGTCACAAATAGTCGCGCACATTTGCTTGTCCGTTTCACTAAACTCCCAGCTGTGGTAATTCTTACATACCTGGGCGATGTTGTCGGGCGTCATGAGATCCAACATTTGAAGATGACTCGGGCTTAAGTTCAAACTTTCCGTCTGATGATGCGGTAGTTCTTTTAACTTAGCCTGGCGATTGTCAACGGCAAGTGTCATTGTTCGCGGGTTTCGATGGTAACATTTTGATAGGCAAGGGCAACACCGTGAACCGGCGTACCACTGGTGAGACTGCGAGCGAAGGCGTTCGCCTTGTCTTTGTCTGTGAACCACCATGTCGGCGGCGAGATGTCAGCACGGGCGGGCACGTAATCAGCCCGGACTAGGTAGCGTGTTGTCATTTTCCCTGCCCCAATCGTTCGACGATTTTGTATGCCATCTGTTCAATGCAGATAGACTGACCAACCATTAGACGGGCGATTGTGTCAGTTTCAGGTGCGATATAGCCAGACAATAAACCTTCTTCGATGTAATCAACCCGGCTAGGATTGTCAGCGTACCACTGAAACAAACTGTGGTTGTATATGTCGGTTAAGTTGTTAGCAATGCTTACCGACAGTTCACCCGGGTCAGCGTTGCTTAGGTCATCTTCATCCATCAACGCTTCGCATATGTTTACAATCGTTTCGTATCGCCAGTCATTTGGAAGCTCGCCGTCGTGAAGCTCACCGATCCACGTAGCTAAGTCATCGGCTGATTGCCTAGCCTGATCGGTGTATGTCCAGAACGAAGAGCCGTCGTCGCGCTTGTCTTGCGTGAAGGCTGCACGGAGTGTTCCGGCAGTCAGAAACCAGTTGATCTGTGGGGTGGTGGTCATTGGTTGCACTCCTGATAGGTTTGGCCTGTTCTAGCCACGCAATGGCGGGCTGTAAAGTCATTCACCCAGGCACCTAGGCCCAGTGTGACAAGAAAGATGATGGAGAGGTAGACGATGAGGGCTTTCATTTGTTGTACCTCGCCAGGTAGTTGAAGACGTCCTGATCATTGGTGATGTATGCCTGGACGTCGTACAGGTCAGTGAAGGGGTCACCGTCTTGATCACCGCAGCCGTCGAGCAGATGGTATGTGGTGTCGCCGTCTTCGTCTTTGCCCTTGCGAAGGAAGAAAGACGTGCAGTTGGTCAGGGCGTTGTTGAGTTGTTGGAAGGTGTAGGTCGTGTTGGACATGGTGTGGTGGGCAAGCCGGTTGGTTGGTGTGTTCCGGTTGCTTGCAGCCATCATTGCCCCTGGACCTGACCAGTGCCCAGGGCCAGTGTGCCAATTTCTCAGGTGGTTTGTGTCGCGACAGATCACGCTGCATATATAGAACGCACGCGTTACATATAAGACCCCAAATCGTGCCGTCCAGTCCAGCGTATCTGCATTTACAGCAGGTACGCAAGGCCCAAAAACCCTTGCTATGACTGGGATCTAGGCCTGTCCAGTCCCGTCCAGACCGGTTTTTCTGGACGCAAGGGGTGGCACGGGGGAAATCGCGGCCGTGCAGACGCGATAATAGGCTTGACAAATTTTTGTCATTTTTTATCTGCCTTTTGCTTAGCCCAACACGTTTGACAAGTGACTTCAGAAATCGGGTAGTTCACATTTACTGGAATTTCTACACCGCATTTCTTACAATTCATGATGCGTACATCATCTAACTTAAAATTCATAACATTGACCATACTGTAGGGATCTTATTATCATGATCATCCTTCAATGATGATACGGATAATCCTATCCCATCTACATTAAAGGTACGTTATTAACATGACATAAAATAAGTTACTTACAAGATTCACAGAATGTCCATTTCCAGGGACATATCCTGTATAAATAAAGAGACTGAGTTGTCTACTTGTAGACGAGTCAGTCTCATAGCGCCGCTGGCGCGGCTATGTGGGGGGGACGAGTCAGGTCCACCCTTCCTTTCCCTTCCCCCTTATACATATGGGGTTACCGTAAGTCTTACTTGAGACTAGAAAGAAACCCAGGTAGGGAGACCGTTTTTAGCATTACCTCTAGCTTTTTGTCTTTGGTCTTTATCCATGCCCAGGACAAGGTGGTTAGCTGAGCCTTGAGGGTCTTCGATTGAAGCGATAAGCATGTCGTTCCAATCTTCACGTTTTCTTTGGTTGACAGCCTCTTGAGCTGATATAGACATACAGTCAGTGAAGTATTTGACGCCTTGAGCAAGAGCATCGAGCCGGTCGTCATGCTTGACGGCCCCCTTCTCTTTACACATGCGGCTCATCTGATAGAAGAGCATGTACAGGAGTCTTTTTTCAGGGGCTTCGTCTTTGTTGGACTTGTAGTCCCAGTCAATGACGCCACGGTCAACGACAAGGCGGTGTTGATTAAGAATAGGCTCAAGAGCATCAATAATACGGTCTTCTTTGCGAACGTTGGCTCTGACTTCTTCGACGTCAATCGCCTGTTTAGTCTGTTGAAGATGCTTCTTAAACAGTTCTGCAACAATACCATCACCAAAATTAGTTTCGATGACAAGTTTCTGTACCTGATATTTTTTACAGTGTCTCAGAATGTCCAAGAGCGTGTTGTCCGAGTATCCGTCTCTGTAAGCACACATTTTGTGCAAGTACAAGAAACCGTTTCGTTGGCTGATAAAAGCTGCAGCCGTCTCATCTGTTCCACGACCCGACGGGTCAACCGAGCATATTGTCTCTTGGTAAGGAAGCCATTCTCCCTGGATGCGCATTGGACTGTAGAAATAATCTCCAGGTAGTCCGACAGTCGGTAGTTCTTTGATGACGTTTGAGGGGTCTGAGCACCAGATGATGCTGTCAGGAGCAGTGGTAGGATTAACAGAGGTGACGATAAGGTCAGCCATCTTAAGTGGGAATTTTTCTGCATCGGATAGTGAGGTATCGAGCATAAACTGGAGCATAAAGTTGCTCCGTCCCATGGCTGCTTCTCGTTCCAGAAGGTCGTCGTCTGAGAAGCGATCAGGATCTGTTACACCCAACGGTTCAGCACCGTTGTCTATATCGGCCACTAGCTGCGGTGCTAAGAGGCCTTCGTACTGGCTTACCTTCCTTGGGTACCTAGCAGGCCAAACAAAGGGCTTGTAGGCCCTCTCAGCAAGCTTACGATAGACAGTAAAGGTTGTCTGTGGAGTACCAAGGAACATAATGCGTGAGTCTTCTTTTGGTGTGAGGATTGACTCAGCTTCAGTACATAATTGTAGTAACTTCTCCCGCATAGTTTCGCTAAGACTGTTGCCCGGAACCTCAATGTCGTCCAGAATCATAATATCAGCGCGACTACCAGTAAGTTGACCAGTAATGCCAACAGACTTAACTGAAGGAGCTTGGTGAGGGCTGCAATTAACGTCAAACGAGATTCGGGACCATCGGGAGTCATCAGACTTAGGACGCAAATGAGAAAGCCATGGTGTTTCAATAATTAGTTTTTGTAAGAATATAGACATGTTGTCGGCCCGTTCTTTAGAGGCCGAGATAATCATGATCTTTTTTTCAGGGTCATTGAAAAGCGTCCACAGAACAAAGGCTCCAGTAATCCAGCTCTTTCCCACACCACGGAAAGCTTGTATTTGAAGACGCTTAGGTCCAAATTGAAGGTAGTCTGCGATTGCATATTGTGCACGGGTGGGCGAAGGAAGATCAAGCTGAACCCACAGGGCTTGCAGGAACAGCTTGAAGTCATCTTGCAACGCCTGAACGACGTTGGTCATATGTTATTTTTTGAGGCGGGTGTTATAGGTCTTGCCACGCCAAACAAAAGTTTTTTTGCCCTCACGACGAGCTTTAGCAAAAGCCTGGTCAAAGTTAGAGATGACTGCCTTACGGCTGAGGTCTTTTTCTTTGGCTTTGTAGTCACTGCCCATGCTTGCCATGGGTTTATTTGTACCTTTTTTAGGCTTTGGCTTACTACGCAGTGCTTTTACAGCGTCCATTGCCAGTGAGGCTGCAGCAACAGCTTTGGCTGGCAGGTCAGACCGTGGATTGACAATAGTACCAACCTTTGCAGCGGTCTTAATACGAGGGTCAAACCGCGGCGTTCCACCAGTGCCAGGGGGTCCGCTTCTAGCAGGTTGATTACGGCCACCACGGCGGCCAGTGTCACCACCGATAGCTGTAGGTGTACGGCGGCTAGGACCCTGCTGTGGAGGATTAGCTGGACCTTGTGCACCTCGCGGGCCACCTTTGATGTTACGTTGACCACTGACGGTCATTTTGTCTCTAGATCCAGTCTTTCGTGCAGTTTGTGCGCCTTTAATACGTTGTGGACGACGTGCACTAGAAGTAACAGGAGTTTTAGCGGTTTTACGTCCGCGACGATTGTAAGTACGTTTTGCCATTTACTTGCGAACAAATTTACCGTTTTTGAAGACCATTACAGGACCAAAAGGCTTTTTATAGGTGTCACCTTCTTTCGGATTCTTCGGTGGGTTCATAGGATGACCACCATAAGGTTTTTGTGTGAACTGAACTTTACGTTCACGTCTTGCCGCTGCTGCATTAGCTTCACGCAAGTTGCGTGCTGCTGCTGCTACACGTGGGTCTTTATTCACACGTGCTCTGCTACCACCACGACCAGGCTTTCGCGTTACCGTTGGTGAAGGAGGATTGCTTTGACGGAATCGACCAGTAGTACCAGGTGTTGTTCCTTGACGCATCCCTTTGGGATTACTTGGCATAGACTGACCGTATGTGCCAGTTCCAGGCTTGCCGTCACGTCCAGTGCCGGTGTTTGGCTTAGACTTTTGTACAGCAGGCTTAGCTTTTTGCTGCGGTTTTGCTTTCGGTTTTGCTTTCGGCTTTGGTTTTGGATTAGCCAAACTTTGTCCAGCTTTCACCATAGCTTTGTACTGCTCAAAGATTTTTTTTTGAGCTTTAGTGGGGTTTTTGAGCTTAGACATGTTTGTCTTTGCCCAGGTAAACATGGCAGCAGACAATTTTTTACTACTGCTAGCTGGCTTGCCTTGAGACATGTTTGAAATTTTCTGGGCATTTGCTTTTTCTTTTGCCGTTGGTTTGCCCAGACCAAAATCAGAAGGTTTTTTCTTTTCGTAACGTGCCATTACTTAATGTGAGATAAAATTAGAGTTTCTCTTAGACGGTTAATACCGAATGTTGCTCTCATCCACGAGAGCCAATTGTTACTTCCTTTGTCCTGATTACACGTTTTGCAGCAAGGGACGAGGTTACTTGTAATATCTTCTCCACCAAACGTTTTAGGGTGGACGTGGTCAAGTGTAAGTTCGTGTAATTCATAGGTCTCTCCACAATAAACACATGTGCATCCAAAGTGTTCTTTGATGCTGCGCCTCCAAAGGCGCTTGGCTTCGGAAGACGTCATGGTTATTAGGTTGTAAATGTAATGATCAGGAGTAGGAAGTAAAGGAGTCATGCGTAACGTTGTTTCATACGTGGACGACGGCGGTTTGCAGAGGCATTCTCTGTTTTACCTTTGCCAGGTCCTGTATGAGATGCGTCTTTGCCGTCTCCGTTACCGTACGTGCCAAGCTTTCGGTTAAGCTTGTTAGCTGCTGTACGGATCATGAGTCCTTTTTTCGTTTTGTTGTAGGCACTCTGCTGTTTTAGCCGCTTTTTGCGTGCTGCAGAGTTAGATTTGTAGTAAGAAGAAGTATTCATCGGCCATATAGCCTTGATTGAACAAGTTCAGGGTCAACTTCTGGCATTACGGCAGCAAGTTTTGCAAGTGGGCTGCTTTCCATAGCAACACCGCTGATGTCATTAGTCTTTAGCCAGTCACATGCTGCCTTAAGGTCCTGTGTAGTGGCGTCACCGGACTTAATACGAGTGAGAAACTCTTTAGTCACCAGATTGTGCAGTTCGTTGAACTGATCCTCCGTTGCTTTCTTTTTCATTTGTTAGTGATACTATAGGTACAATGTCGTGGCATATCATTTCCACACGGCTACCTGGTCTAAAAGTAAAACCAGCTTTCATGATTTCAGTACATTTAAGTGCACGAATCATTTCGTAATCTAGGCGCATCTTTTGTTCGTGACGCTTAGCTATTTGCTTACACAATTCGATCATGCTACCATCCAAGGGAACCATAAAATTGATCTGCATACCGAAATTATTTGAACGGACGTATCCGTCTGCTTCGTACGGTATTGTGTCGTTGCCCATATAAAATGGGCTAAGCGTCATAGTAGAACCGTTGCACGAACTATTACCGCCAAAGACTTGACGCGAAGGTGCGCCATTGTTTTGGAATTGGACGGCTTGATTTGTAACATTGCCCGTTGCCGCAGCCACAGGGTTAGATGTATTTTGTACCTTTGGGTCTTCTGCGTAAGCTGGTGTTACTGCGAGAAGATAGAGAGCGATGTAGTGGTAGAGGTGGACTCGATAGTTTCTGAAATATCGATTGTCTCTACGACTCCTGCATCGCGGGTGGTTATCTCTAGTGACCATGGGTCTCCAGCGGTGGTAACTGAAAAGGTTGTGCTATCCCCAGCAATATCTGCGCTAGGTGTTACGTTAGACCCAGACCAGCTATTGTAATCACCACCAAACACCTCAGTTTCAATTGTACGTTCGATGTCAATGGTAGTAGTTGTAGTGGATTGCATCGACCCCTGGGTAAACTGTGGGGTAACAGTCTGTGCTGAGACTGGAGCAGCCAACAACAACAGCAAAAATAGTTTTTTCATTTTGGTGGGTCAGATTTAGAGTTCTTATCTACACGAGAAATGCCATAAGAAGCCAAAGTTCCGCTGAGCAAAGAGGCCACAAATGTTGGATCCATCTTTTGTAGCATTCCCATATAGGATGCAGTCAAAACGCCTGCACTCCAAAACAGGACAAGTGCCTTTACGATCTCTCCGCAAAAGTCACTTAGCCACGTGTGGTGTCTTTTCTCCATTTTTTTTCTTTCGGGTAAGTAGTTTTTTAAGCACGGGCTTCAAAACAGTTACTGTCCGTTTGAAAATTGCAGTGGCTGTAAGGGTGGCTGCAACGGATACAGTCGCAGTTGTACCAGCAGTGACTAGGATTTCGTTACTGGGAAGAGGTACAGTAAAATCAGTAGCAGGGATGTCAACGTAACGAATGTCACTCGGCGGTTGTACTGGTTTTGGTAAAGGTTTTGGTTTTGGTTTTTCTGTTGTCTTCGGCCCTTTGACCCCTGGGGGTGGCCGGAGGTCGCTAGGAGGCACCACAAGCGGTTTGTAAGACGGTATGTCAGCTCGTGGCACCTCTAGCACCGGACGTGGTAAAAGAAGGGGTTCAGGGAGCCGTAAAGACGGTAGTACCGGCGGCTCTCCTAAATCCATTACTTATCACCAAAGAACCCACGTTCAATGAAGGCAACTGCCTGGTCATCAATAGTATTGTCAGATTGTTCTGCAGCTTTACGAAGCAAGTCAACAATAAGACGTTTTACTTTGTCGCTACCAAGAAACGACATAAGAACTGGGCGAATAAGGGTGATCATAATCATTCAGTAGGAAGGACAGCAGTACCAGCGGTAATAGCAGCATTGAATGGTGCAAGATCTTCGGTAGTCCAGAAGTCTTTAGCAACCATAAGTTCAAGGTGCTCAACGTTACGACGAACAGTATCAACCTGCTCACTATCACGCTCAGACAGAGCAACCAGTTCGTTAATCAGAGTGACGCTATCGCCAGCAGCTTTATAGTGTTGAGCAATTTCAGCAACAGTAAGAGTTTCTTCAGACATTTGATTTAAGAGTTTCGATTTCAGATTTAAGATCTTTGATTGCCTGTACAAGGACAGGAATGAGTTGCCCGTAGGCAGCTTCAAGTCGGTCAGGATTAGAATCCATAACCATCTTCAGGTATTCAGCATCAGAGGTAGACTGGGCAGCTTGCAGATCTTGAGCAATAAAACCAGCATCGTAAGTACCATCTTTACCGTTACCATCACGGGTGTCCCATTTAAATTTAACGGGACGGAGAGTATCAATAAAGTCAAGACCCAAAGGCAGGTCTTCTACTTCAGTCTTGTCACGACCATCAGACAGGCTGCTAATGGTTTGGGTGTTACAACGCAGCGTTGAAATGCTGTTGTTACCAAGAGTGACTTCTTCGTTAGCAGTGTTAGAACTCGGAGTTGCGCTCTTGCCAATAACAATTAGATTGTAACCAGTCGTTATACTTGATCCAGCACTCCAGCCAATTAAAGTGTTGTCATAACCAGAAGTAACGTCTTCACCAGCATGATTACCGACAGCAACATTATATCGGTTAGTAGTCGCAGGAGAATCTCCCATAAGGGCTTGATAGCCAATAGCAACGTTGCCATCACCTAATGCATAGTATCCAGCGTAATCACCTATGTAGCAATTAACACTGTGCGTAGTATTTGAATAACCAGTTTTATAACCGATAAAAACGTTGCTACCGCCAGTCGTGTTGGATTCTCCAGAGGATCTGCCTAAAGCTGTGTTATAGGTACCAGTAGTGGTTTGTTTAAGTGCATCAGTACCGATTGCTACGTTGTTACTAGCGGTAGTAGCAAGCTCCATGGCGTCACTACCCATTACAACGTTGCCACTACCAGTGGTAAGAGTAGGCATTGACTGCCTACCAACAGCAGTGTTGTAATTGCCCTCAGTTACTGAGCCGCCAGAATTGTGACCTACAAACGTATTTTCAAATCCTGTAGTTACTGCATCTCCAGTTTTCCAACCTATAAATGTATTAGAAGAACCGGTAGTAACTAATTTACCAGCTTCATAACCAATGGCTGTGTTGTTAGATGCAGTGCTGCTTCCACTCTGGCCTTGAAGAGCAAAATAACCAAAGGCTACGTTGTTAGAACCTGTTTGATAGCTAGCA